CCGCGATCCTGTTCCAGCTCGACGAGTTTGGGATGTTTCTCTCGGCAGCAGCCGACCGCAAGCGTTCGCCGCGTTATGTGTGCGAAATCCTGGACCTGATGACCGAGCTTTACACCACATCGGGCACCACCTACTTCGGGGTGGAGTACGCAAGCACCCAGCACAACAACGCCCATCGGGCCATTCACCAGCCGTGTGCGTGCATCTATGGCACAACGACGCCGCTGCACTTCTGGCAGGCCCTGCAAGCCTCCAATGTCGCTGACGGGTCGTTGGCTCGCTTCTTGATCATGGAAAGCGAGGACGATTTCCCGGACAGCAACGAGGCGTTTGGCGTCATCGACCCGCCCCAGGACCTGATTGACAGGCTGATCCTCATCCACCAAGGAGGCGGCAAGCTCAACGGCAATCTCACGGATGCGGGTGCCATCGATGAGGTGCTGGTGGATCCACGCGTCGTCCCGATGACCCCGCAAGCCAGAGCGACCTTCCGCCAGCTTGACCAGGAGTTGGTGGAGCGCCTTCGCACCTCACGAGGCACCGGTTACTCCTCCATCCTGGCCCGGATTGAGGAAAACGCTACCAAGTTGGCGCTCATTCGCGCGGTCTCGCGTGACCCCGTAGATCCGCAGATCGAGGACCATGATGCCGAGTGGGGGATCATGCTCTCGCGCCACTGTGCCGAGCTCACCATCCGTGAGGCGTCAGCCCGAGTGTCCGAGAACCAGGTCGAGTCCCACCACAAGCGGGCCATGCAAATCTTGCGGGATGCCGGCATGGCCGGTATGTCCAAGAGCGACTTCACCAGGCGCACCCAGTTCATGGATCACCGCCAGCGTGACGGGGTATTGCGCACATTGGCTGAGGCTGGGCTGATCGAGATGATGGCCCTGCAAAGCAAGGGTCGCCCGGCTCAGTGGATCAAGGTCCTATGAGGTGGGGGTGGCGCCCGGATGGGCTTGCTTCAGTAATTTCATCTTTCAAACCCCCCACTAGAGATACACATATAAAAAGTGGGGGCCTAGAGCCTCGCGCGCGCGAAGCCCCCCAGACAGAGACAAAGAGAAGGAGAACTAGATTGAAATAAATAAATATTGAAATATCTCTCTACTACTCCAAGGCCCATGCACTTGGCGTTGAAAGATGAAAGATTGAAGTTGGTTCTGGCTGTTGCCATTCGAGCCGCTTTGACTTCCCCGCAGCCGTAACAGCAACGGACATGAGGGAGCCGCACCAGCCCTGACCCGGCGGTGCCTGGGCTCCTCCAGGTCGCATGAACAAGTTGGCAAGAGCGCTTGTTCGCACCTTTGGAGGACTTCCCCGATGCATCACCAACACAACGCCACACCCTGCGCCATCTTGGCGCTCGACCTGGGCACCACCACGGGCTGGGCTTTGAGCCTGCCGCATCACTCGGTTACCCACGGCTTTGTCAGCTTTAAACCCCAACGCTTTGAAGGTGGTGGCATGCGCTACCTGCGCTTTCGCCGCTGGCTTGATGAGGTTCTGGCTACGACGGCCCCGAGCAGCGGCGTGTCTGGGCTGGACGCTGTCTATTTCGAGGAGGTGCGGCGTCACCTCGGAGTCGATGCCGCTCATGCCTACGGCGGCTTTTTGGCAACCCTGACCAGCTGGTGTGAGCACCAAAAAATCCCGTACCAGGGCGTTCCCGTGGGCACGATCAAGCGGCATGTCACTGGCAAGGGTAATGCGGGGAAGTCGGAGATGGTCTCGGCCATGCGCGCCCGCGGCTACCTGGTGGCCGATGACAACGAGGCTGACGCCTTGGCTGTCTTGGTCTGGGCATTGGCGCAGGGCAACGGGCGCTCTGCGGGAGGTGCCCGTCATGGCTAAAAAACCGGTCACACAACCGCTGGAGCACGGCAGCGTCGTTCGCTTGACCGGTGGTCGGCTTGCTGAGTGGAACAGCCTTTCCGAAGAGGGCACGAGCTACCGCACGGAGCACTTCCGCTGCATCGACTCCCTTGGCATCTTGCTGCGCAACGGCTCGATCACGCCGCAAATGCACGATGCGGGTCAGGACTTCAACCGAACCTTTGTCTTTGCCCAGATGGACCCGGCAGGCGCTCCGCCGCTGACCCGCATTCCGGGTGGGCAGTGGAAGGACAGCATGACCGAGCGGGTGGTGTGGGCGCGCAAACGCATGCATGAGGCACTCGACGCAGTGGGGGGGATCAGCAGTCCAGGCGGCTGCGCTGTCTGGCATGTGGCCGGCTTGGGTCGCAGTGTCAAAGAGTGGTCCGCTCTGGAGGGATGGAATGGTCGAACGCTCAATCAGTACGAGGCAAAAGGCATCCTGGTCGGCGCGCTGGCGGTGCTCGCAGTTCACTACGGATATTCACGCTGAAAGTGCTTGACCGATATATATCGATGAGATACGATTCAGCTAATCACTCAAATCACGCCCGCCCAGTTCATCTCGGTGGGCGTTTTGTTTTCCGCCCTTCAAACCCGCCCCATGCACCCAGGTGCTGCGAGGCGGGTTTTTCATTTCAGGTCCTCATGCAGCCCATCAAACTTGAATACCGCGCGGTCGATTCGTTGATTCCTTATGCGCGCAATGCCAAGCAGCATTCCGACGCACAGGTGGCTCAGATCGCCGCGAGCATTCGTGAATTCGGCTGGGGAGCACCGATCCTGATTGACGGATCCAACAATGTCATTGCGGGCCATGGACGCCTGCTGGCTGCTCGAAAGCTCGGTCTCGCAGAGGTGCCCGTTGTACCCATGGAGCACCTGACTGATACCCAGCGCCGCGCCTTGATACTTGCCGACAACAAGATCGGTGAGAACGCTTCTTGGGAAGACGAACTGCTGGGCATTGAGTTGTCCGAGCTGAAGGAAGCGGGCTTTGATCTGGGTCTGACGGGCTTTTCCACCGAGGAGTGGGAGGCGTTGATTGCAGGCGAAGAGCAGAGCCACGATGGTTTGACCGATGAGGATGCCGTACCTGAGGTCGCAGACAACCCGATCTCCAAACCCGGTGACATCTGGGTGCTTGGCGAGCACAAGCTCATTTGTGGCGATGCGACCAAGGCCGATGACTATCAGGCCTTGCTCGGCGAGGAGTTGGTGGACATGACCTTTACCGACCCGCCCTACAACGTGAACTACGCGAACACGGCCAAAGACAAGATGCGTGGCAAGAACCGCCCCATCATGAACGACAACCTGGGCGAAGGGTTCGGAAGCTTCTTGTTCGATGCCTGCGACAACATCCTGACCCTTACCAAGGGCGCGGTCTATATCGCCATGTCCTCCAGCGAGTTGGATACCCTGCAAGCTGCCTTCAGGGCTGCCGGCGGGAAGTGGTCTACCTTCATCATTTGGGCCAAAAACACCTTCACGCTCGGACGTGCCGACTACCAGCGGCAGTACGAACCTATCCTCTACGGGTGGAAGGACGGCGCTGACCATTACTGGTGCGGCGCACGCGATCAGGGTGATGTCTGGAACATCAAGAAGCCAGCGAAGAACGACCTGCACCCGACCATGAAACCGGTGGAGTTGGTCGAGCGGGCGATTCGCAACAGCAGCAAGACTCGCGATTTGGTGCTGGACCCCTTTGGTGGGTCAGGCTCGACGTTGATTGCTTGCGAGAAGTCTGGACGCAGAGCCCGGCTCATTGAACTCGATCCTAAGTACGTGGACGTGATCGTCAAACGCTGGGAAGAGTTCACGGGTCGCAAAGCAGCCCGAATAGGAGAACCTGCAGAGGGTTCAGCCGAGCCTAGCGACGTAGCGGCCGTAGTCGCTGCCTGAGGGGTCCACATACAGGTACGGTCTCCCGGGTGCGTGGACTTCCACGCAGAGGCGACCGTCATCCCAGTAGCCGCCTTTACCCTCAAGCCAGTCGCGTGATTTGTAGAGGTGCTTTGCAAAAGCGTCGAACTCCTCGGGCGAGAGTTCCCGGGTCTCGGTGATGTAGACGGCGTCATCTCCGCTGGCGGCGATGTCCGTCAGATCTGTTGGCTTGCGGCCAAAAGGCAGTCTGATACCGAGCTTTTCAACCTGAACCTCGCGCCCGTCGACTTTGAGGGTCAGTGGGGTTCGTTCGATGGTGATGGTCATGCTTGGCATGCTGGAGTCTCCTGTCCGCTTGCGATGCGATAGACCCGATCTCCGCCGGAATCCTTGGTGGACTGGATGTCCAGTCCCAACTTCTTTTTGAGTGCTCCAGCCATTGCGCCTCGGACCGTGTGCGGTTGCCAGCCGGTGGCCTGGCAGATTTGCTCAACGGTGGCGCCCTCGGCTCGCTTGAGCATGTTGATCACAGTGGCCTGCTTGCTCGTCTCACGGGTTCGGACTGTCCGCGGTTCAACGACTGGAGGCTTGAGGCCCAATGCCTCGTAGCCGGCCTTGGTGACCACGGTCTCGCGCTTCCTTTGTGAGATCAGTCCGTGGCTGACCAGGCTTTCGATGGCTTTGGCCTTAGCGCCGCCCTTGAGGGTCTCGGGAAACCAGAGCACCTTGCCCTGCGTCTGAGCCAGGGCATGGGAGAGGATGGCGTGCTGGGTCGGGGTGAGTTTGTTGGACATGGCGTCTCCTTTTCAGTTGGGGGTGTTGTTGCTGCCGGCAAGGCGTCCAGCTTCGAAGGCGTCGATGAGGGCTTGGCGGATTCCCCAAACGCTCACGTCGTAGAAGTCGAGTCGGTCGCTGTTGCGGGTCTCCAGCGTCTCGACAAAGAGATGCTCGGCAGCAATTCGCTGCAAGAGTTGGTCACGGGCTTGGGTGTTCATCACGCGTTGCCCTCCAACTTGTGAATCTGGCGGGCTCGATCAAAGCCCACCCAGTTGCCTTCAAGGTCCAGGCCGCGGGAGGCGAGTTCCTCTCGGGCCAGGCGGTTGAGGTCAAGTTCCCCAGCGGCTGCTGCGCTGAGGACTTTGGTCAGGGCGGTTTGGATGAACCCAAGCTCATCGACCGTGAACCTGGTGCTGCTGTAGGACATGTTTGCTCCTTGCGGGTGTTGATGACGTTCGTATGAACGCTCTTCTTCCCGATGAAGCCAAGTCATTCCAGAGCTTGTGTCGCTTATTTCTTGATTAACACCAGACATGCCCAGAAGTGCCCCAACTCCCTGCCGCTACCCAGGCTGTGGGGCGGTATTGGCAAGCCCGGGCTTTTGTCCCCAACACCGAGCCAGCGCGCACCGTGACTACGGGCGGGCAAGGCGTAGCTTCGACGCCGAGGTGGGTTTCTACCAGTCCAAGGACTGGCGGGTGTTGAGGGCGGCAGTGCTGCGCGAGAGCCCCCTTTGCGTGGTCTGTAAGGCCAAGGATCGCCTGGTTGCGGCTGGGGTGGTGGATCACGTTGTGCCGCTGAAGGACGGTGGTGCCCGCTTTGATAGGGCCAACCTGCAGCCTCTCTGCGTCTCTTGCCACAACCGCAAGACGGCCAGAGAGACTGCTGGCAGGCGCTAGACCCCCCTAGGGGGGTCGAATCTCTACGGTTGGGCGGCGCAGATGCGCTCGCCTGCCCAAATTTTTGCGCGTGCAAATTGAAAAACTTTTTTTGGACAACCCAATGCCAGAACTGACCGCTGAACAGGCCTACAAGGCAGACTTGGCCGAGATCGAAAGGCTAGATGCAGTGTCGTGGATCTCGGCGGGGCCGGAAGACATGTCTCCGGCCCAGGCGGAGGATCTGCGCGCAATGGACTTGTCTGAGCTTTCGCAGCTTGTAGTCCAAGCCGAAGAGTTGGAGCCACATGGCCGGCCGTAAACCGTTGCCTGTGGCGGTCAAGAAGATCAAGGGCACGCTTCAGAAGTGCCGAACCAATCCGCACGAGCCCCGTCCAGGCGGGCGGTTGGGTGAGCCACCTGAGTACATGTCCGATATTGCCAAGGAGGCCTGGATCTATGCGGTGGAGAACGCACCGCCGGGGTTGCTGTCGTCACTGGACGCCTCGGTGCTGGAGCGTTGGGCCAATTGTGCTGGCCTGTACCGCGAGGCGCTTTCTAAGATTAACCGTGCCGGTGTGGCCGGCATGATCATCAAAACGCCCAGCGGCATCTTGCGCCGATCGCCGCTGATGGATGTGATTCGCGACCTGGCTGCGGAGATGAAGGGCTACGAGTCGGAGATGGGGTTCACACCCGCATCCCGCTCGCGGGTTCAGATGCCACAGGAGTCGGTCGACACGAACGATCCCTGGGCAGAAATCGCTGGCTGAGGATCAGGTCGATGATTGGTTGAGGCGCAGCATCAGCGTCATGGGGTGTGCGGGTGACGCCTTGAAACCGTAGTGCTCGTAAAACTGGCGGGCACGATCGTTGAGTGCATGCACAAGCATGGCTCGCACACCTGTGTTTTGCGATACCAGCACACAGCGCTGCAGTGCATCCTGAAGCAAGGCTGCCCCCAACTTCATTCCTTGTGCCCGGGCATCGACCGCCAAGCGGGCAAGGACCATCACCGGCACCGGATCGGGCATGTTCTGACGAATGGACCGTGTTGCGTCTTGGTGCGCGACGGCTCCTGCTGCTAATGCGTAGTAGCCCATGACTTCGCGCTCATCGGTCGTGACAACGAACGTGCGGCTTGCACCGCTGGTTTGGTTGCCCAGCGCGCGGCGCTTGAGCCATTCATCGAGCGTCGATTCACCGCAGGCGAATGAACTGACCTGGTGATCGGGCGACAACGACTCCGGGGCACGCAAGTTCATGCGCCAACTTTCCAAGGGGCCTTGACCGCCAGCAAGCGCTCAAGTCCTGGGTTAGGTTGTACCGGCGCATCCAGCATGGCCGTGAACTCCCGGAACTTGGCGTCATCGAGGCTAAAGAACACCTGGTCAAGGAGCACCGACTGAGCCTTGTCGCAGGCAGCTTCCAGCATGAAGTCAGAGCGGTTTTTTCCAAGCAGGTGCGCGGCCTGGTCGATCAGGTCGCGTTGCTGAGGCAGGGCTCGCAAATTGATGGCGGCGTCGCGCATGGCATCTCCAAATGAATACACAACAGATACACGAATCCTAACCGGATGTGTAGCTGATGTCAACACAAGATCGGAATTGACCGCTGCATGAATGCCCAGTTACAGCCAGCCAAGATCGCAAGGCAATACGCCGAGCAGGTGGTGGCCGGAGAAATCCTTGCCTGCCGATGGGTGCAGCGAGCTTGCCAAAGACAACTGGATGACCTCGCCAAGTTCAAAGGAAAGGCCAGCCCGTACAACTTCAATCCGAAGCTCGCAGACAAGGACGGCCGCAGTTTTTACCCGGCAGACAACCTCTGCGCGTTCATCGAGCGACTGCCCCATGTAAAGGGGCCGCTGGCTGGCGAGCCGATTCAACTGGAGCCTTGGCAGGCCTTCATCCTGACGACGGTCTTCGGATGGGTCAAACCCAACGGCACACGACGGTTTCGGCGTTCGTACATTGAGGTGCCGCGGGGTAACGCCAAGTCGACCTTGTCGTCGGCGGTGGCTCTGTACATGTTGGCTGCCGACCGTGAGGGAGGTGCAGAGGTGTATTCCCTTGCGACGACCCGCGATCAGGCGAGGATCGTCTTTGGCGACGCGCAGACTATGGCCAGGCGCAGTCCAGGATTTCGCCGTCGCTTCTCAGTTGAGGTGGGTGCGCACAACATGCATGTGCTCGCATCGGGCTCAAAGTTTGAGGCGCTCTCGGCCGAGGGTTCGACCCTCGACGGCTTAAACATCCACTTCGGATGCGTCGACGAGTTGCATGCGCACAAGACGCGCACCGTTTACGACGTGGTCGAGACCGGGACTGGCAAGCGTGACAACTCACTGCTCTGGGTGATCACAACGGCAGGAAGCAATCGCGCTGGCATTTGCTACGAGGTCCGAACCTTCGTGACCAAATTGCTAGATGGCGTGTTCGAAGATGACACCCAGTTCGGAATCATTTACGGCTTGGACGATGGCGACGACTGGACATCCGAGAGTGCGCTGATCAAGGCCAATCCCAACTGGGGTATTTCTGTGCGCCCAGAGGTGCTATCGCCGCTGCAGGCCAAGGCCATGCAGTTGCCCAGTGCGGTCAATAACTTCAAGACCAAGCACCTCAATGAGTGGGTCAATGCAGACACAGCCTGGATGGACATGCGGGCTTGGGATTCCTGTGCCGACACGACCCTCGACATAGAGGTCTTCACTGGTCAGCCTTGCTGGATCGGGCTGGATCTGGCCAGCAAGACAGACATCGCGGCATTGGTGCTGGTCTTTCCGCACCCTGAGATCGCAGACGCCTACGCCGTCTTTGGCAGGTACTACCTGCCTGAGGACACGGTCAGCGCCGCGGGGAACAGTCAGTACGAAGGCTGGATGCGCACAGGTCGCCTGACGGTGACACCAGGCAACGTGATCGATTTCGGCTGGATCGAAGCAGACCTGCTTGAGATGGCCTCACGCTTTGAGGTGCAGGCGGTGGCTTTCGATCCCTTTCAGGCGACCCAACTGTCCACCAGGATGCTGGCAGAAGGCCTGCCGATGATCGAAGTGCGTCCGACGGTGCTGAATTTCAGCGAGCCAATGAAGACGCTCGAAGCCCTGGTGCTTCAGAAAAAGCTCACCCATGACGGCGACCCGGTACTCACCTGGATGGCCAGTAACGTGGTGGCGCACCTGGACGTCAAAGACAACATTTACCCACGCAAGGAGCGAGCAGAGAACAAGATCGACGGCATCGTGGCACTGATCATGGCGCTCTCTCGGGCTATCAAGTCAGGGGAGAACGTGGTGCTGGGATCCGACTACGAATTGATGCTGCTCTGAGCCGATGGGACTACTGAGCTTCTTTGACCGATTTCGGGCATCCACAGACGATCGATCCCCATGGGGAGACTTCTGGTTCGAGCCTGCTTCGACTCGCAGCATCTCTGGCATGCGTGTCTCGGCCGATTCGGCCATGCGCTTGGCGGCGGTCTACGCCTGCGTGCGCATCCTCTCGGAGACCATGGCGTCACTCCCTCTCGTTGTCTACCGACCCCGCAAGGACGGAGGCAAGGACCGGGTGACCGACCATTGGCTCTACCGGGTGCTGGGCAAACGGCCCAACCGCTATCAGAACCCATTCGAGTGGCGCGAAATGCTTCAAGGTCATCTGGCTCTGAGGGGTAACGCTTTCTGTCAGATCCTCGCCAACAGCCGGGGAGAGATCACCGAACTGATCCCGATTCACCCTGACCGGGTGCGGATGGAACTGCTGTCCTCGGGCGACTACCGGTACCGCATCCGGGATCAGGCAGGCTCCGAGATCGTCCTTCCTCGTGGTGAGGTCTGGCATCTGAGAGGCCTTTCCTCGGATGGGCTGATTGGCCTGAGCCCCATTGAGCTCTCGCGAGAAAGCCTGGGTATGGCGCTGGCCGCGCAGGACTACGGGGCGCGGTTCTTCTCCAACGATGCCAAACCCACAGGGGGCTGGATCGAGTTCCCGGGCACCTTCAAGGATCCGGAGGCCAAGCGGGTGTTTCGGGAGTCCTACCAGGCGGCGCAGTCGGGTTCGAACCGGGGCAAGGTTCTGGTGCTCGAGAACGGTATGAAATTTCACGAGGTGGGCGTCACGAACAAGGACGCTCAGTTCCTGGAACTGCGCAAATTCCAGATCACGGACATCGCCCGATTGTTCAGAGTGCCGCCGCACATGATTGCTGATTTAGACCGGGCGACTTTCTCGAACATCGAGCAGCAAAGCCTGGAATTCGTCATGCACACCATGACGCCATGGGCTGAGCGCTGGGAGGCATCCATCGAAGCTGACCTGCTCCCAGATGGTGATGCGCTGGAGATCGAGTTTGACTTTGCCAACCTCATGCGAGGGGATGCGGCCAGCCGCTCTGCTTACTACCAAAGCGGCATCCAGAACGGCTGGCTCACCCGAAACGAGGCCCGCATCTCTGAAAACCTCAACCCGATCGCAGGGCTCGATCAACCGTTGCGGCCGCTGAATATGGTCGAAGAAGAGGATGCGGAGGAAGCTGAGAACGAGACTACTTCAGATTCCGATTCTTCAGACACCGATTCCAGCCCCGAGCAGGACCAGCAACTGAGCCTGCGTCTTCGAAAGCTGGTCGAGTCCAACGCCCAGCGACTAGCCCGTCGCATCTGCAAAAAAGGGGCCCTCGGCTCCAACGAAATCAACCTGATCGCCCAGACCTTCAGCCTGCCCCCATCGGCCGTGCAGGACTGGGCGCAGGGCGCTCCATCACTCGAGGATGAACCGGCGCTGTCCCGGTCCCTCATTCAATTGGGAACACACCAATGAACAGACAATTTCTGCTCTCCGAATTTTTGACCACCCCGTGGGCCCTGATGCCCGAGCGGCTCCAGGCCATGGCCGGGGTCTTGACCCGCTGGTCAGCGGGCGAGCCTCCAACTGACGAAGCCATGTTCCAGATCCAGTCGGAGCGGGTGCTGCGCGATACCCGAAAACAGATGGCTGCGGCCAATGCGGGCTCTGGGATTGCCGTGCTGCCCCTGTATGGCGTGGTCACCCAGCGGGGCAATATGGTCGATGACATCTCCGGCCCCGGCAGCACCAGTACCCAGCAATTCACTTCGGCCTTGCGTCAGGTCCTGGCCGACGACACGGTGGGCCAGATCCTCATCGACATCGACAGCCCTGGCGGCAGCGTCTACGGCGTGGCCGAACTGGCCTCGCAGATCGTCAAGGCCCGGGCCCAAAAACCCGTGGTGGCCGTGGCCAACAGCCTGGCTGCCTCTGCTGCTTACTGGATTGGCTGCTCTGCCAGTGAGTTCTACGTGACCCCTGGTGGTGAGGTGGGCTCCATTGGCGTGTGGCAGGCGCACTTTGACTATTCGAAAGCGCTGGAAGAAGAAGGCGTCAAAACAACCCTGGTCTCTGCTGGCAAGTTCAAGGTCGAGGGCAACCCCTATGTGCCGCTGGACCCGCAGGCCCAGGCCTTCATGCAGTCTCGTGTGGACGACTACTACAACGCCTTCATCCAGTCTGTGGCTGTCGGCCGGGGCGTGTCGGTCGACGATGTCCGAAACGGTATGGGCGAAGGCCGGGTGCTCGGAGCTGATGCTGCCTTGGCGCAGCGCATGGTCGATGGCATTGCGTCCTTCGATGATGTTCTGGCACGCATGCAGGCCAAGGTCAGAGGCAACGCCGTGCGCAGCCAGCCTCAAAAGAGCCATTCCCGCCTGAAACAGGCGCGAGACGCTCTCGCACTGGTTTGATGCTCGGCTGATTCAACCCTTTCCCTTGCAGCCCTCCGTTGAGGGCTGCACCTCCCCTGCGACCCGTTGGTCGTGAACCCTGTCGCCGCCTTGAGTCATTTCGACCAGGCGGTTTTTTCATTTCTGGAGATAAACCAATGAGTAAGCAATTGCGCGAGCTTCAGTCTCGCAAAGCCACCCTGGTCAAGGACGCACGTGCCCTGACCGACATCGCTGCCGCTGAGCAGCGCGACATGAACGACGAAGAAGTCGCAGCCTTCGAAGCCCTCAAGGCCAAGATCGAAGCAACTTCAGCCGCCATTGACCGTGAAGCTGCCCTGATCTTTGAGGAGGCGCAGATGAACCACCCCTCTCAACTGACCACGGCTTCCGTGATCACGGTGGTGGATAACGCCGCCGCTGACCCCAAGCACGGCTTCAAGAGTGTGGGCGACTTCCTCAAGACCGTGCGCCAGGCACAAAACCCTGGCGCCTCCATCGATGAGCGGCTGTTGATCGGATCGGGCCGAAACGCAGTGGCACCTGCCTCCTTCGGAAGCGAAGGTTCGGCCCAGGACGGCGGCTTTCTGGTGCCGCCTCAGTTCGCCCAGGAAATCTTCCAGTTGTCTTTGGGCGAGGACTCCCTGCTGCCCATGACCGACAACGTGGAGATCACGGGCAACACCATGGCCT